CAGCAACGCGAACCCCTCAGGCACGCCGATCTCCGGGTATGCCGGATCGTGCGTCACCACGTCCGTGACGATCGCGAACAGCTCGGCGCCGGTGTAGCCCTCGGCATCCCAGTCGCCGCGCAGCGTGTCGTCCGCAGCGTTCGCGTGATGGGCCGGCACGAACTCCTGCAGCCGCAGGACGTCGTCGGGTTCGAACCCGCCGCGGTCGTCTCGCCGGAGCTCGCAACGCTTGTCGCCGGCGAGGATCGCATCGAAGTACTTCGGCCAGCACTTCAAGATGTGCACGCGGTCGCCGCGAGCCTGCCGTGCTGTCTCAGGGTCCGACCGCGGAACCTCGTCGTAGCACCCCCCGCACAGGAGGACATCGTCAGCAGTGCAGCGGACGGCGGGCTTCTCGCCGCAGCCCTCGCAGACGACCGGCCGATCCCCGTTCGAGGCCGCAGCCGCATCCGCCTCCGACGTGTCCGCCGGATCCCGCTCGCCGGTCACCCGCTGCAGCTCCTCGCTGAGCCGTCCGATCACCAGAGCAAGGTCCCGCTTCTGCGCGCCATCCTTCGCCTGGGCCAGCTCGGCGCCGAGCCACGCGAGCACGTCGCGCAGCGCCTCCGCGCTCAGCGGGAACCTGTCCGCCAGGTCGCGGCGCCGCTGCGCCCGCAGCAGACGGTCGATCTCCGCGGCGATCAGCGCCCCGGCGATCGTCAGCTGCTCGATGGGATCGGGGTGCTTTCGAGCGAGGTTCCAGAGTCCCTTGTCGAGGCAGGGGTCCTCAACAGTGCGGAGCAGATCGCGCGCAGCCTCGACGAGTTCGCCAGCCGTGTGACCGTCGTCGTGATTGGCCGACCACCGGGTCAGCTGCTTCGCCCGCTCGCCGGCGATCCGCGCGATGCCGCTGCGGCCGTCCCGCTCGCCGACGACCTCCGCCGGTTCGGCAGCCGCCGGCGGGACGTCGACGTGTTCGGTCGCGCTGAAGTCGTAGAGCGCCATCAGGCGATGCCGACTGCGCGGGAGCTGCGGCGGAACCGCGGCACCGAGGAGTCGGATCGCGGCCTCGGCCGCCTCCTTCGTGCGGAACCTGGTCGCGCCCGCGCAGGTCGTCCACTCCCAGCCCGGGCCGCACGACGGATGGAAGTTGACCCACCAGACCAAGGACGACTCTTTGTGCCGCCCCTCGACGAGCCAGTAGCCCTCGCCCGGCTTCAGCTCGAAGGCATCGATCGGAGCCTTGCCGTCTCCTGAACCCGCTTCTACGCTCGCCCCTGTCGGGTGCGGATTACTCCGTCCCGCGTTCTCTCTCGTGTCCATTTCCGCTCTCCGGAACATGGACACTCCCGTTGAAACTGAGGAGCCGGGCCAAGAATCGACCCTCGCGCTCTAGCCTCGGAAGCCCGTTGCAGCTTCCCAAGCTGGATGCCGAGGGTTCGAACCCCTTCGCCCGCTTCTCGGTGTCGGTCGTAAGACCTGGAGTGTCCAATGGTTTGTGGTGTCCGCGTCTCGGAGGGCGCGCGGACGTCGCCCATGTAGATCCGCTCCCAGGAGCGGAATCGAAGTCGTGATTGCCTTGGGAGGCTGTGTGTTCCCTTCTGCTCGAAACAGGGTGCGCGAGGAAGAGCGCACGGTTCCTGCCGCGAAGACCGTCCGTCCTGCCCGGCCGAAGCGGCCCAAGAAGTTGACCGGCATCGAGGCGGTCTGGAGCGCGACGCATCAGCGATGGTGCTGGCGCGCCAAGCGCGAATGGACCATCGCCGGCAAGCGCGTGAAGGCCGTCGGCCCCCACCGCCTGACCGCGCAGACCGCGCACGATGACTACCTCGCGCTCGACACCGACTCCGCGCCCGCGCCGCGGATCTCGGGGACCATCGGCGAGGCGCTCGATCTGCTGCGGTTCCGCGATCTCGAGCGCGGCCTGCCCGAACGAACCGTCAGCACGATGGTCGACAGCAACGGCAGGTGCCTGCTGCGCTTCTGGCCACGCGACGTCGAGCTCGCCCGCATCGATGCCGCCAGCATCGTGCGGTACTGCAAGGCGATGGTCGACGCGGAGCGCAGCACGTCCACGATCCGCACCAAGGACCTGCCGCTCCTGAACCGGCTGTTCCGCGTCGCCGGTGTGCCGAGCCCGGTCCCGCAGGCCCTCGAGCAGGTGGGCCGCTCGCTGCTCAAGGTCGCGCCGCCGCAGATGGCGTTCCTGAGCCTGAGCGAAGCGAAGGACCTGCTCACCGCCATGCGCGCGAGACCGGTGCGCAACCGGCAAGGACACCTGGTCGACGTCAGCGACGAGGACGCGACCGCCGAGGCCGACCTCGTGCAGCTGCTCCTGCAGACCGGAATCCGCGCCGGCGGCGAGCTCGAGCGGCTCACCCTCGCCTCGATCGAGCACGGGCAGATCCGCGTGGTCGGCAAGGACAGGGGCAACCCGCGCTCGATCGAGATCGACGACGTGCTCGCGCCGGTGATCGAGCGCTTCGCCGCGCGCGCGCGCCGGCTCGCCGGACCCACCGTGCCGCGTGACCAGGTGCCGCTGTTCCCCGACTCGGCGATGTTCTGCCAGCACACCTGGCGCCGCTGGAGGAAGATCCTCGGCGAGAAGAGGCTCTGCGGCCGCACGCTGAGGCACACCTTCGTGACCGCCGTGCTCGCGACTGGAGGGACCTCCCTCGAGGCGCGCGAGCTCGCCGGACACCGGAGCCTGCGGACGACGGACCGCTACGTGCATGCGCTCAGCCCTCACCGCCGCGAGCGGCGCCTTGCAGTTGCGCGGGAGCTGGGACTCGTCGACGGCGCAGGGACAGACGCTCCTGCGGGCGCTCCGGAACAGACAGCGGAGCCGCGGCGCGCCGCGGGTCCGTGACGGTGCGCGAGGCGATCCAGCGGTCGATGTCCTCCTTGCGCCAGCGGGACGTCTTCGTCCCGAACATGATGCGCGCGAGCTGACCCTCGGCCTCGGCGCGGTGGAGGTGGTTGCGCGCGCCTCGAGTGGTCATGCCGAGGATCGCCGCAACCTGCTTCGCGGAGAGGAGGATGGGTTCGGTCATGGACTCGCCTCGACTCACCATGCGTCACCGCCTGGCGTCGGCGTACCGGCGCGCACCATGGCCTCGCGGATGGCGGACACGGCCTCGACGGCCGTCGATCCCACGGGGTGGCCGTCGCGAGTCGCCGCGCGGAAGCGATCCATCGCCCGCGCCGCTGCCCGCTCGAACTCGATCACCGCGTCGAGACGTTCGAGCGTGTCCTGCATGCGGCGCAGGCGCTCGTGGAGCACGAAGGACCAGCCGCAGACGTCGGCGAGCTCGTCGAGAACCTCCTCGACCACGTCTCCGCACCGCAGCTCGAACGACTTGTCGCCGTGCTCAATGCCACCACGTGTCACCTTCGCCCGCACACGCTCCAGCCAGGTCTCCAGAGACTGATCGAGGGCGGTCACAGGCACCCTCCGATCAGCACCCAGGCCGCCCAGGCGAGCAACGCGGCGCGAAGCAACCAGACGAGCACGCGCGCCCGGTGAAGAGCGCGCCGCGTGTCGTCGAGCAGCTCGCGCTGCGCACCAACCAGGTCATCCGCCGGCGAAGCCGGGGCGGGGACGGCGGCGGACGACGACGTCGCAGGCGTCGACGCCAACGCGCACGTACGGCAGGCAGGGATGCGGCAGGTGCCGGCCTGCTCTCGATGGGTGAGGATGCCGCAGATCGTCATGTCGCTTCCACTGAGGATCGCGAGCACGCCCGCGGCGAGCTTCGGGTAGTCGCGGATGCACGCCTCCGCAGCCTCGAGGAGATCGAAGGCCGCGCGCTGCTGTCCCGGCATGCCGGGGACGACGCTGCGGAACTGCCGAGCGTGCATGCCGTACCGCACCATCATGTGCAGGGGTTCGGGCAAACGGTCGAGGAGACCGATGGTCTGCTGCGTCACGAGGCCACCGCCTTCCGCGTGGGACGCACGATGTCGTCGTCGTCGATGCTGATCAGGTCGTCGACGACCGCGTGCGCGATCAGGCGGTGCGCCTGGTAGAGCGGCAGATGGAAGTGCACCGTCAGCCGGTGCGCGAGGAGCTGGCGCGGCGTCACGCCATGCCGATCCACGCGCTCGAGCACGACGCGAGGATCCAAGTCGTCGGCGGGCATCTCGCCTCCGGAAGAAGGCGCGGCGTCGAGGAGTCGAACCTCGCACGAGATCGGAGAGCGACCCTCGCGCCCACCGGGGCGACGCCGCATGGAAGTTGCCGACGGCGCCACGCCACCGCCGGCCATCGGGGAAGTCGAGTCGCGCAGAGACCTCCGCGTGGGGAGGAGCAGTCGGGGTTCCGGGCCGCCGGAGTCGAACCAGCACACTCACCACGGCGGGAGGCTCGAACCTTCGCCGACGATGAGGCCCCCACGGGCCCGGACAATGCGCAGCCACTCCTGGCGCCGGCCGCGCGCGGCGATGCTGCCCTCACCCCCAGGAGCGGGGTGCCGTTCTCGATCATGCAAGATCCGCCTGCGCCGCAGCCGTCAGGGTCGGCGGTTCCGGAGGGGATCTCTCCCCGACGGCCGCGGCACGGGACGTCCCGGTCAGGAGACGCCGAGCCGTCGCTCGGGATCAGGGCGCGGAGCCCCGCCCCCCGACCGCCCGGCCGGGTGAGCTGCGCGCGCTGATCCTGAGGGACGGAGGGGTTCATGCCGAGACGAGCTCCGTGCGCACGGTGTTGCGAATTGCCCGGCTCAGGACCGACAGACTGCACCTCAGCTCGCGGCAGACCTCTCCACGGAGATGCTCAGCGGGCTCGCTCGTGCCGGCGATCCAGCGCTGCACGGTCGTGCGGTGAACCCCCAATGCCTTCGCGATCTCGACCACGGTGCGCCGGCTACGTCGCTGCTCCCGGCGCACGAGGTCGACCACCTTCGTCTCGCTCATGGCGCGCCTTGTAGCGCGCGGATGCACGGAGAACAAGCTTGTCTGAGAATTCCGAGCGACGTGCGGAATCCACTCAAGCTGGCAGAAGCCGTCCAAGCACGAACTGCAGCGCCCCGTCGACCACGCGACGCAAGACCGCATCGAGGATCGCCCGCGGCTTTCCGGTCAGCCGAGCCAGCAGCGTCAGCGCCGCAGCCTGAGCCACCTTGAGTTCCGCGTCCGCCGGCTGTCCTGCCGCCACCGCGCCGAGCAGCGCCACGGCATCCGTGACGATCCGCACGGCGCGCTGTCGCGCCTCCGGCGACCAGTCCGCCCCCTCGCGTGCGATCTCCTCCTCGAGGATCTTGAGCACCGACGGCAAGGCCACGCCGCTCATTGCCCCACCTCCTGCTTCTGCACGACCCTGAGCCTCCATTCCTCGGCCAGGTCGCGGCGTCTCTGCTTCGCTGCAGGAGCTCGCGCGGGGTCGGCCTCGACGTAGGCCAGCCAGCCAAGACCGACCGTCTGCCACGTCGCCGAGGCCTCGGGCGCGGTCTGCACGAGGTGGTCATCGAGCTGCGCGCGCCAGTCCTCCAGCGCCCGCAGATCCGACGCCCGCAGCTCAGCGGACTTCGACGCATCCGCGGTGACGTAGGTGGTCCACTCCGGCCCGACCACCTCGAGGGTGGCCTTCTCGGCCTGGTGCTGGAGGGCGAGCTGCGCCTGGTCGAGGCCGCCGCACGAACTGAGCGCACAGGCCAGACTCATGGCCAGCGCGATGACGAGCAGGATGCGGCCGCAATGCGAGGCGGCCGCGGGAAGGGTGCGTCTGTTCATGCTGAGAGCTTTTCCGCAATGCGACCGAGCACGCGGTTGGTCTCGGTCTGGTGAGTGGCGATCGCCTCGAAGTGCGCGTGGAACTCCGCGTGCGCGCGCTCATCGCGCTCGATGAGCTTCTCGAGGCTGTCCTGGAAGACCTTGTTCTGCTCCGCGCGCTCCTCGCGCGCGTCCTTGCGCTCGGCCTGGATAAAGCGCAGGAAGATCACGACCACCGCAACCACCGCGGCACCCACCACGGAGTTGATGACGACACCGCCGGTCGCGGAGGGCACGTCCTCGAGGCTGAAGGCGAGCGAGCCGAGGATGCCGGCAGCAGGGATCGACAGGAGCTTCGTCATGGTCAGGCTCATGGAACAGCACCCGATGCCGGGTCCCCGGCGCGCAGTGCGATGGCCAGCGCGGTGAGCACAGCGCGGCCGCATGCCATCGCGTGGGCCTCGGTGTCGAAAGTCAGTTCGTGTTCGCGGAGGACCCCGCCGATCCCGTCGGAGATCACGAATCGAACGCCCTCCACACGCAAGCTCACCACCCTCGGGTTGAGCGCCAGAGTGAGCGTCCCGTATCGGACGATGGCGCATGGGCCGTAGGTGTCGACGGTCACGGGGCCCTGGTTCGAACCGGTAATGGTGGTCGCTGCCATCTGTCCTCACGCCGGCCATGCCTTGTCGATGCCGTACGACGGCAGGACCAGGCCGAAGTCCCCGTTGATCGTCATCAGCTTTCCGTTGCCGGAACCGCCGGTGATGCGCTGCGCCTGCAGAGCGAGCCGTCCGGTCTGAGCCGTCGTGCCGCTCGGTAGCTGGGACGTCAGCGTCGCGCGCGCCGAGCTCGTGCTCGTGACGAGCTCCCAGACCTTGCACGACGTCGTCGATTCGAACTCGATCAGCCACACGCGCTCGGTGTTGTTGGCCGCGACCCCGGTATCCGCAGTCGAGACGGAGCCACCGTTCGCGCAGCAAGCCCACCAGTTGGAGTTGCCGAGCGTCGTCGGGTCGTACTCCAGCCAGACACCGTAGGCCGGCCGCCCCGTGGCCGCCGCGGAGGCGCCATTGGCGATGAACATCACCCGTGCAGACGCGATGTTCCCGGCATTGACGAGCAGCCCGTGCCAGACGATCCGGGCGTCCGCCGACAGGTAGTGGATGGCGCCCGCGTTCTGGTAGGCGCAGATCGCGTTCGTCCCTGTCGTGGTCGATCCGACGTCGACGACATGCGCTTGGAAGATCGTTCCGACTCGCTGGTCGGAGTCGTACTGCGGGGAGTTCGTGTAGAAGGTCCCCGGAGTCCCGGTGGTGATCGTCGACCACCCGGTCGTGCCCATGCCGATGGGCAGCACTCGGAGGATCCTCGCCGCGATCTGGAGGCGGCTGTGGGCGATCAGGGAGTTCGCATCGAGGCCGCAGTAGCCACTCGCGGCGTCTTTTCCGGTGAGCTGCTGCGCCAGCGCATCACCGTCAGCGATGTCTCCAGCGAGTGCCAAGTCCACGGCCTCGCGGGTAGCGGCCTCGGCAGCCACGGCCGCCGCAGCCGTACCAGCTGGATCATAGAGACCAGAGTGACTGTGATTGCCGAGCGCGACGGTGGTACCCGTGGTGCCAGTCGGGATGTTCCCGATGGCCACCTTCGCTCCGGCATCGAGTCCACAGTAGCCGTTGGCGGCGCCCTTCGCGGACGTCACCTGACGCGCGTTGTCTGCGGCGGATCGCGTCGCAGCCTCGTCCTCGAGTGCCGCCTGGAGCACGAGCCTCGACGTCTTCAATGTCTGCCGAGCGTCTACGCGGATCACCTGGCCAGCCAACGTGACCAGAGTGAGCACGTTGCCGTCGATCGAGCGCACGGTACCGACCACGGTCCGCTGATCTCCAGCAACGACGGCAGCTCCCTCGAGGTCGACAGCCATCAGCCAGCCCTGCTCATTTCCGCGAACACCGAGATCCGACTCAGGGTCGTCACGGTACCGACCTTGACGAAGCGGAGTTCCACGACATGGTCCGGATCCAGCGCCTGGTTCTGATCCGGCGTCAGCGCGAAGACCCCATTGGCCGCGAACTCAGCACCGCCCCCGACTCCAGACAGCGCGGTGAAGGTGCCGACCGCCGCAGAGAACAGATCGCCGGGTGAGGTCATGTCCTCGAGCTCGAACTGCCACTCGTTGCCAGAGCTCGAGGACGAGGCCGTGGCACTCACGATGATGATTCGCCTGACGACCGAAGCCACCCGCTGCGGCGGCAGGTAGAGGCTGCGGGACGCGCTCAGGCTGGAGAGTTCGCCGACGAGGCAGACATGCTCCGTCCAGTCGGCGAGCAGCGGTCCGAGCACCACCCAGGCGCTGTTCGCGGCATTGCGCTGCTTGAGCAGGCCGAGAGCAGTGTCAGCCCACAGCATGTAGGCGACCTTGGAGGCCGGTTCGGTCGCACCGCTGAAGAGCGTGCGCAACGACTCCAGCTTCGCCTCGTGCTTCACCTTGACGGCATTGACGACCTGGTCGCTGCCGACCGCCGAATCCCACGTCTGGCTCATGCGTACCTCCTCATGCGGACGCGGCGCACCTCGACAGAGGTCAGCCCGTCGTCGATCCAATCCACCTCGAGGCGCAGCTGCGCGTATCGGTGCACGACACGCACAGGACCCGCGTAGTCGACCCAGGGTGCCGCGCTGATCGTCTCGCTGCTTAGCGCGGTGCGAATGCGCATCCGCGCCTCCGCGCGAACCCCGGCCTCCCCCACATCGGCGCCGACGCGCAGCGACGCCGGCGCGTCATCCATGGTCAGCGCCAAGTCGTCGAGCGTCGAACTCGGGTCGAGCCCCGGTGACCGCTCCGAAGCGGGTCGACCGTCGACCAGGCGCCATGCCGCCTCTCCCGAGTCCAAGGTGACGCTCCCGAGGTCGTCGAGAGTCTCCGCTCCTACCGCGCGCGACTCCCAGTACACGGCGAGCCAGGCGTCGACGTCGTAGCCGATGTCGAACACCTCGCTCTCGACCACGCCGCGGCCGCCACCGGTGGCAGACCGATCGACCAGGGCGGGAGGCGCGCTCGCCGAGAAGTCACCCGAGGCGAGAGCCACGGTGAGGTTCTCGCGGGCGAACACGCCCGTGCCGGGGTTCGGGTGCACGTCGTCGATCTCCCACAACCCGACAGGCGTCGCCGGCGTCCAGTCGCAGGTCGCAACCTCGACGCTGCGCATGCCGTCCCGAGAGATCGCGCACACCCCGAACCGCACGACCTGGCTCTCCGTCCAGAACGGCTGCAGCTCGAGCTCGCAGAACGGCTCCTCGACACGCGCCAGCAGTGGGGTGGCGAGCCAGGCGTCCCAGTCACCGCCGACGTTGCGCACCTCGTAGTGGTCGACGTCGACCTGGGAATCCCACGTGAGCCGGACAGCCCGGGGCCGCTGCGTCAGGCGCAGCCCGGTGACCGTCGGCGGACACGCTGCCGGAAACTCCTCGACCGTCACGGTCGCGAGCGTGCCGCTGCCCGGCAACTGGAACCGCCCGAGTCGATCCGCAAGCACGATGCTCACGTCGAAGGCCTGGCCGATCGCCAGGTCGCAGAGCAGCGACCCGCCGTCGGTCTCGCCGATCGACCACCACCGCGCGGAACCGACCAGCCGCACATGCACCCTCGCGCGCGACGCACCGAACCCGTCGGGCTTCTGCCAGACGATCTCGGTGCGGCGACCAGGCAGGGTGCGCACGGCCACGTCGCTGACTCGAACGGCGGCGACGTCGTCCGCCAGGCTGAACGCTGCGGAGCGCACCGCCGTGGACCCGCTGAGCGCTCCACCCGCGTCCTCGAGCAGCTCGTCGACGTCGGGAATGTCGTGGATCTCCGGCACCCACCGGGTCGCGCGGACGGTCCGGTTCAGGCCATGGGCCAAGGTGATCGCGGCGATCTCATAGTCGACGACGACAGCCCCGAGCTCGCCGAAGCAGACCATGGCCCCCTTCGCGGCGTCGATCGTGGTGTCGAGCGTGAGCAGGTCGCCTGCGGCGTAGGTGCCCGCACTCGAGGTGATCTGCCTCTCCTCCACGCTGCCGTCGACCTGGCGGACGAGAATCCGGTAGGTGCGCCCGCTCTGTAGCACCAGCTCCTTGTTGAGCCGGACTTCGGCGACGCCATCCGAGGCCGCGGTGGTGCGCAGACCGAAGGCCTCGGTGTCATACGGACGCAGCACGTCGTGCACGCATCCGATCAGGTCGCCGACCTGCGCCGCGAGCGCCTCCCGGCCGATCTCAAAGCTGATCTCGTGGTCGAGCAGCGCGTTCACGGCGTGCATGAACAGAGCGTCGCGCTGCACCTGCGACTCGCGCGTGAGCCCGTAGAACTGCACCGTCTGCTTGCGGAACTGGACCGCGCGCATCGTCGCGGGGTCCTGATGCCCGCCCCGCGGGTCGTGCACATCGATGACGTCCTGCGCGTAGTCCTTGGCCCGGTTCAGGAACTGCGCGGTGATCACCGCCGGCCGCGCGAAGGTGTCGTGGAACTCGACCGAGAAGTTCGCGACGTTGGCCGTCGTGACGAGCTGCGTGCGCGCTTTCGCCGGCACGCTGTTGGAGCCGCGGCCGTGCGCGTCGCGGTAGCGGTAGACGGCGCTGATCTTGCCGTCGACGGTGATCAGCGAAGCGCGCCCCGCCTGCAGGATGCGCGCGAGCACTTCCTGCGCGGGAGTCGCCGAGTCGAGCACGTAGTCGAAGGTGCATAGCGCCTCGGGAGTGCCGTTGACGTCGACCGACTGGTCGCAGAAGTCAGCCCAGTTCCGCAGCGAGGGCCAGTCGATGTCGGCGTCGCGCACGAAGCGTCCCATGCCGCCCGGGTGGCGCAGAAACGCGGCGAGGATCCAGGCAGGGTTTCGGCCTGGCGCGAAGCTCCAGATGCCCGCGTAGAGGTCGCCAGACGCCGGCGGATCGAAGTAGCGAGTCGACGAGGGCTGCCCGCTGGCGATGGACGCGTCCCACACGCGCACAGTGAGCCACTTGCCGAACACCTGGAACTGCGCCCGCGATCCCGTCGCGTTCTCACCGGCCTGCAACACCAGGCCCAGCACTGCCGTGCGCGGGTAGGAGAACTCCTGCGCGAACCCGTAGGTGACCTGGCGCCAGCGAGCGCGATCCGCGATCCCCGGTCCCGCCGCGGCGGAGGTGCGGCGCACCTCGACCTCGATTGGACCCACCGTGCCGACCGCCATCGATACCGTCACCGCGAACGGTGCGACCGAGGCTTCGGTGATGACGCGGTTCAGCGGAGTCGACCACACCGTCGTGCCGACGGGTCGCCAGCGGAGCGCCAGCGACACGGAGACAGGCTGCGGCGGGAGCGAGGCATTGGTCGCGTCGTAGAGACCCGAGGGGAAGGAGATCGCGCAGGAGACGTTGGCGATCTCGTCGGTGTCGCTGATCGTGTGGATGCCCGAGCTGCCGTCGTCGCCGAGGTCGAGGTCGACGATCTCGGTCTGGCGGGATCCGGAGAAGGACCCCAACTGCCAGCGTGGGGAAATCGCTGGCAGTGGCGCCTGATCGATCGAGCCGAGCCGAACGAAGGCACGGCAGTTCGGTGTGTTCCGCCAGACCTCGGACCCGGGCGATCCCTGCAGGTTCGGAGTCAGGGTGTGGTCGATCCGGTTGCCGTCGACGCGGACGTCCGAGGGGATCGGCAGCGTCGTCCGCGGCTGACCAGGCAGCAGCGGCTGGAACTCGGTGGCACCCAGGTCATCGGAGTCGACCGCGATGCCCCCGATGGAGTGCACGGGACCCTCGCACAGCGCGAGCGCGATGCGGAGCTCTTCGTTGGGGCCGATGTTGGTTCCGCCGGCGCCGGCAAACAGATCGACGAAGATCGCCGTGCCCGGCAGATCGTGCTCACCGAACGCCAGCGGCACAGGGAACCCCGGACGGTACTCGGTGGCCATCCGGTCCCACGCGCGCGTCTGGCTCGACTGGTCTCCGCGCTCCGAGGCGTCGAGCGCCGCGGCGGGCATGTCCATGAGTCGCGCCGAGAGGAAGTTCACGGCCACGCTGATCAGGGACAGAGCGATGGTGATGATCAGCTCGATGCCCTGTGGGTCGGGGACCACGACGAGATCCGCGCCGTCGACCAAGGGCATCGCAAGTTCGTCGGCGGACAGCCGGCGACCATGCAATGCGACGGCCAGCCTCGGCGAGCGACCCCAGCATTCCAAGGCGTGCTCGGCAATGAGCTGAGCCGCGGTCACACCAGCGCTCCAGGGTCGATCGATTCGATCAGCCACCTGCCAGGACACGACATCGCGCAGGAGGTGGATGCGGATCATGCCTCCCCCCACCACGAATCGACCTGCACGTCGCGCAGCCGTGCGAGCCTGGTGCCGACGCCGCGCACCGCCTCGAGGACCCACCCACCGCCCACGTAGACCAACACGTGGGCACCGGCCTGGGCAACTCCGACATCGCCGAGCCTCAGCGCACCGTCTCGTCGCTGCAGCCAGGTCGGCATGTGTTGCTCGGCGCCGCCGCACCAGTGATCGCGCAGGTCCTCCCACGGGTCCTCACTGCGCAAGCCTTCGAGGCGCCGAAACTCGAGCACGATGCCAAGGCAGTCCGTGCCGCCGTGGACCGGACGGAAGTCGCGCGCCCCCTCGGCGAAGGGGATCCCGACGAGCTCGGCAGCGAAGGGCGAGATCACTGCGCCGCCATCCCGGAGAACCCTCCCCACATGCGAGGCAGCAGCCGCGGCAGCGAGCGCACGACCATGTCGTCGCCGCGTGCTCCGCAGTCCTGGAGCGTCTGGTTGCAGCTCCGGTAGGCCGCAGCCGCGTTGACGGGATACGGGCACCCCGACGCCCGCACGCCCAGCTGGAAGCGACAGAGACCGCGCTGGAAGCGGTCCTGTGGCACGTCGATCTCGAACCAGTTCTCCGGTTCGAGGCGCAGCGTGACCTGCTTGCTGTCGGCCGCGGCGTTCGCGATGCGCCACACGAAACGCCACGACTGCGTCAGGTCGTCCACCTTCAAGAGCCGCACGACCAGGTCGCGCCCCACGGGCCCGGTCGCCCTGTCCTCGGGCATGAAGTACGGCATCAGCATGCGACCGTGGTTGCTGAGCGTCAGCGCGAGCTGCGGGATGTTTCCCTCGAGGTCCTCCTCGATCGTGCCGAGCTTGGCCGGCCACGGCAGGTAGGTCACTCCGAGATGCGTGAGCGGCTCCGGGTACGGCGTGATCGCTGCGCGCACGTGGAGCGCATCGGAGACCGCCAGCGGGATGTCGAACAGCCACGCGAACGGCGTGCTGCCGTGGATCCTCAGGACCTCCTCGGTCCATCCGCTCGGTGTGGACCTCGGCATCAGCCACCGGTCCAGACCAGCTCGACGAAGGTTCCCGAGACTGCCCACCGGTGCGAGCCGAGATCGGTGGACTTCGGGCGGCCGATGGGCACCCAGCCCGCGACCGAGAGATCACGAGGGCGCTGCCAACGGAACTGGCTGCCGATCACCGCGAGCAGGGCGGCGCGATCGGCGTCATCCAGTCCGCTCCACGACCACTCGAAGGTGCGTCGCACCGTCAGCCACGACGGCCAGGTGATGGACTGCCCGTCGTCAGACACGAGTCGATTGGCCTCACGCCGCACGGAATGCGGCATCTCGACGTCCGGCGCGATCGGCAACATGGGCAAGGAGCCGACGTCGAGGCCCTCGCGGCTCAGCGCGAGGTAGGTCGGCGAGGGTGCTCCGGGAGGCACCGCCGGCAGGTCCTGCGGATCGTTCTCCCAGGACCAGGCCGCGAGGCAGAAGTCCGCGGCCTGGCGAGCCTGTGATCCGAACGCGGCCACGGGATTGCCAAGTGCATAGACCTGGAGCTGCACATCGTCGAGGCCGAGGTTCTTCGCGGTGGCGCCCAGCACGAGCGGCACACCCTCTGGAGCCGAGAAGTTGACGTGATCGGCCAGGCGCCACAGCCCGTGCCCGATGTCCACGCTGCCGGTGTTGGTGGCGAGGTTCGGGCGATGCGCGAGCTGACGTGGATCGGCCAACGCCGTCTGCGGCAGCCAGAGGTAGCTCGTCACCACCTCGAGATTGACCGCGTTCTGCTGCCCCCACTCGAAGAGCTCGCGCTGCTCCGGTGTCGTCGTCGCGCCGGCGTCGAACATGATCGGCTTCAGGTCGCTCCCCGCCGGCGGAGGAGTGCCGGGGTTCTTGCGCCAGTTCGCATAGAGCCCGAGCACCGACGACGCGCGGATGGTGAAGACCTCCCATTCCTCGACCTGCGCGGTCTGTCCGGTGGGATTCGGATCCACCCCGCGGAGCCCGAGCTGCGAGCTCGCGGCCGGCCCGGTCATCATCGTGAACGAGCCAGCCTGGTAGGAGTGCGGCGTGGTTCCGGCGAGCGGAGCGCCGCGCGCGGCCCAACCGAAGGCCAGCGATCGACCGGTGAGCGCCTGCTGTGCGCCGACCGTGCCGTTGCTGCTGTAGGTCGTCTGGAACAGCGGCGGACCCGCGGTGCCCGTCGGAGGCCGATACCGCACTGCGGCCGCGACAAGCCAGTCGTCCTGGCCATCGAAGATGCTCGACCAGGCCGACTGGTGGAAGGTCCGCCAGTTCAGCGTGAGCCGGCTCGAGCCGTTGTTGTTCTGCGGCTGCGCCGGCGCGAAGCGGTCGCAGGCCCAATCCGTCGAGGCGATGCCCGAGGCATCGAGGCGGAACGCGAGGATCGAGACGCCTGCAACCGTGAACGCGGCAGTCGGTGCCACGCTGTCGCCGTTGCGATCCAGCCGGGCCCAGATCGCGGGGCGGCGGTTCTTGTTCCAGGAACCGCGGCCGATGAGGGTGCTCTCGTAGGTGCGCACCCACATGGCCGGCCAGCTATTCAGCGTGCCCGTTCCGTCGCGGTAGCGCGGGTCGTTCAGCGAGACGCGCGCCTCGGTGCCTGCGTGAGGACCCAGGTCGTCGCCAAACGCCACCACCATCTGAGCGGCACCGGTCCCGACGTTGCCGGTCGAGGACACATGGCCGACGTCGCACCAGGCCACGAAGGCCCAGCGCTCGTTCGTCGGAGTCGCCATCAGCGCCGAGTCGACCTGTGCGAGCTTCTGCCAGGTCTCGCTGATCACTTCGACGCCAGCGCCGACCTGCGGCAGGTGCTTGCTGCAGCCGACGACGACCATCAGCGGGTGGCCCTCCGAACCGTGCGCCGCATGCCGCGCCGCGTCTCGATCGCGTTCTGCACCAGCGCGCCGATCGCGTGCCGCTCGCTGCGCAACATCGCGCGGAAGCTCTGCGCGTCGGTGGCGTCGACCTGGAAGTTCACCACGAGGCCCTGCTCCTGGCCGCGGTTGGTCAACGCGACGGGGATCTTCCCACCACGCAGCGGCACGAAGGCCTCCGCGCCGGCTTCGCCGAAGAGTCCAAGCGTCGGCCGGTTCGCCACGCCGCCGTCCGCGAACTTCCGCATGGCGAGCATGCGGCCGCGGATCACGCCACCCTCGGCCTTCGTGGTCAGACCCAGCGCGTCGCCGAGGCCCGTGCCGCCGAGTCCGAGCGCGGAGCCGAGGCCCTGCAGGGCGCGCATGATCAGGAGCTTGCTGATGATCTGCGCGAGCGACGACAGCATCGAGCGCGCGAAGTCCTTGAAGGCCTCCTTGCCGCTCTTGGTGCCGTCGATGACCGAAGCCAGGCCATCGGTCAGCCGGTCGAGCCCGTTCACGACGAGCGACTGCGCAGCCTGCTCGCCGATGGCCGTGAGGTTGGTGAAGGCCTCGATGCCCTGCGTCGCGGCCTCGGCGAAGCCACCGGCGAGGTCTCCGCGAGCTCGCGCCGCGAGTCGCTCGGTCTGCGCATCGACCTTCTCGATCGCAACCGCGAGCTGCTCTGCCGAGATGCGACCCTGATCGAAGGCCTCCTGGAACTGCAGCTTGCGCTGCTCCCCCTCGATCTGCGCGCGCTCCACATTCGCGGCGCGCGATGGCGGAGCCAGGTCCAAGACCTGCTGCCGGAAGCTGAGCTGGTTGGACTTCTCAGCCCGGCCCACCGCGGCGAGCGCGCGCTCGGTGTTCTTGGTGAGGAGGTCCATCACCTGCGCGAGGGACTCCCCCGCGACCGTGCCAGCCTCGAGCTGCGGCACCAGGCGCTGCGCCAGGTCGAGCTGACGCGACTGTCCGTCGAGCTGTGCGAGGCGCGCCTGCACCGCCGCAGTTGGTCGCTCGAGTCCGAGGAGAGCCACCTCGAGGTCCTGCAGCTCCTTGATGCGAGTCGCCTGCACACGCAGATCCTGCTGCGTGGGCGCCACCTTCTTCGCGACCTCGCCGGTGACCAGCGCCTGGATCCGGTCCAGCACGCCGCTGGAGAAGAGGCCGCTTCGCACGCCCTCGAGGAGAGCTTCCGGCGAGATGATCCCAGCACCCACGGCGCGAACGACGTCGTCGTCGGAGCGGATGCCCGCCTGCTCGAGGATCGTGCGGAAGAGCGAGGTCTGATCGGTGCCGGACGAACCTCCACTGAAGGCGTCCTGCAGCGCGCCGAAGATGCTCGCCTTCTCCTTGCGCAAGGACTCGGCGAGGTGTCCCTCCAACTGCTTGGCGAGCTCGTCCGACCGCTTCTGCATCTGCTCTCGATTCGGAAGCAGGCGCTCGAGAACGGACAGCGCAATGCCCTCGTCGGGCGTGCTGAGGAAGCCGAGCGTGTTCAAGTAGAGCTCGTACGGCTTCTTTCGGAACGTGATGTCGTTCTGGCGCACGTTCTCCCGCAGTCCGTCAATGCCAGCCTGGCTGTTGCCCACGCGGTCGAGTGTCTTCAGCTGCTTTGTGAGCTCGTCGTATTCGCGCTTCACCTCGGGCGGAATGACCACCACACCCGGGATCTTCTCGAGCACGCCGATCAGCCCGATGACCGCCTCGCTGATCAGGTCGACGACCTTCAGCACCGCTCGGCCGATCGTCTGGAACGCCGCAATGATCTTGTCGCGGTTCGCTTCAATGAATGTCGTAATGCGGTCCAGGAAGGACGACAGCCCGCCGGCGGAGGACAGGAACAGGCGCTGGAAGATGTTCTGGATCGCGGAGCGAACCCGCAGCAGCGCGTCCTCGTACTGCTCCGCACGGGCGAGCTCGTCGCGCGTGAACACCAGACCGCGCCTCTGCGCCTCGGCGGCGAGCTTCCGAATCCCATCCGCGCCCTGCTCGAGGAGCGGACCAAGTGCGGCTCCTGACTCACCGAACGCGGTCGTCAGCGCGGTGGTGCGCTCGGTCGCACTGTCGAGCGTCCTGTAGCGGTCGGCCACCTTGGCAAGCAGATCCACGTAGTCGATCTGCCTGGTGTTCAGGCTGTCCACCTCGATGCCGAGGTCGGCCAATGCAATGCGCTGCTCGACGGAGCCTCTTCGCGCCGCCTCGATGTTGCGCTGGAGGCTCACGAAGCCCGGCCGCAGCTCCTCGAGCGACGTGCCAGCGCTCTGCGCCGCGAACTTGATCGCGGTCAGACTCTCCGCCGTGCCGGACAGACGATTGATCAGCTTGGCGGTGCGATCGAGATCCTCAGCGACATCGCCGAAGCTGCCGAGGAGCCCCCCGGCGGCACGCACGACCACGAAACCCGCGATCAGGTTGCGCAGCGAGAACAGCTTGCTGGTGAACTTGTCGATCAACGCCAGCGGAGCACGAATCGGCGCGGAGAGCACACTCCAGGTCAGAGACCAGGCAGAGCGGAAGTAGCCGAGCTCGGCGCGCCACTTCTTGAAGGAGCCCACGATCTGCCCTGCGATCGTCTGCTCCATCGTGACGCCCATCCGCTTCGCCTGCCTGGAGGCGAAGTCCTCCAGGCGAGCGACGATCGACAGGGTCCTTCTCTCGGCGCCGGCCATGGTCAGTTCCTGTCGAACCTCTCCTCGAGGATCAGCGCCCTCTCTGCGGCGACCAGGTTGATCGCCCGCCCCAGCGACGCAGGCCAGTCCGGCAGTGCACCCGGCAGGGGCGCGACACCGGCCTCGAGCATGAGGACGGCATCGAGCACAAACCGCTCGCGCGCACCCAAGTGGCTCCACGGACAGCGCAGGATGTCCAGCTCGCGCGTGCCGCCGCAGACGGCGCACAGGCGCGCGTTGCGTGGCTCGCAGCAGAAGCAGTCGATCTGCGTCCAGGGCTCCGTGCGCGGCGCGTCGCAGCCCCACTCCTCGCGCAGGGATGCGCCGTCCTCGCGAGAGCACAGGGCGCAGTCGGCCTCGATGCCCTTGCGGAACGGCTCATCCCATGCGAGGCGCGCGGCCACGATCAGCCTTTTCCCTCTTCGACGGTGACCTTCGCACCCTCCTGGATCGCATCGGCGAGCTCCATCAGCGCGGCAGCAGGGATGCGGTCGAGGAACCGGTCGGCCGGAGGCCGGCAGTTCCGGCCGAGGACGTTGAGCGTCTTGTCGGCCTGTTCGAAGGGGATCTCGGTGCCGCGCCCGTCGCGGAAGTTCCGGCACCCGATCAGGCCGGCGCGGACCGTGTCTTCCTTGATGGTGCCAAGGTTGAGACGGAAGCCGCCGCCGCGCTGCATCTCCGTGCGGTCCTCGAGCAAGGTGATCTCCTTGCGCGTGAGCGGCCGGAGCTTCCAGACGGTGCGGTTGGGGTCGTCCTCGGGGAGGACGCGGTCGGCGTGGAGCACGTATTCGAACTCCTCGCCTGGGTCGATGGCGATCACCATGGGTCGGTCTTGGGTCTGAGGGTTGCCGGCAACGCGCCGGCTCAGGAGAAGGCGATGTAGAGCTCGTCGTCGCCGGCGATCGACTCGGCACGCGGCTGGACGGTCACGGTGTGCGTGGCGTTGCCGTCGGCGTCGTCGTCGGTCAGCGCGGTGAGCTGCGCTGCCGGCGCGAACACCGCGATGCGGTTGCCGGCCGTGTTGCCGAGCTGCGCGCCGAAGCGCACCGTGGTGCCAGCCTGGATGAGGCTCTGGATGTCCAGGGTCTGCACCGAGACCTGGTCGAGCTGGATCGAGGCCGTGGGCGCACGGCCCGTGACCGCACCGCCGGCGTCGCCCTGGCTCGCGTTGGCGTCCTGCCGCCGCGACACCTCATTCGCGGCATCGACGCTCACCTTCTGCGTCGGCACCGGCACGCCGTTGATGTGCGCGCTGCCGCGCTTGCCGTTGGGGCCGATGAACCGCGGCGGCGAGGTCGTCTCCGCGCCACTCGCGGTGAGCTGCGCGGAATCGGCGCTGGTCTGCACGGAGCCCTGCAGCGTCACGGCGACGACACCGGCGGCGCCGGCGTCCGCCTCGAGCGAGAAGCTCGCGCGGCATCCGGTGAGCAGGCGGCGCAGCCGGTGGCGGATGTACTGCGCCGTCGCCGTCTTGCCCTTTGTCTGCGTCAGCGCCGGCGTCGTTCCGTGCACGCTCGCGGTCACGGCCGCGCCCGCGGCGGACTTGCTCGACAGGCTGTAGCCGGCGGCGATCTCGCCCCAGGCCCACTCCATCGTCAGCGTGGTGCCGCTCTGCGAGACGAAGAAGGCCTCGCCCTTCACGGTGTCGCCGTCCTTCACCACGATGCCCTGACCGGAACCCGGATCAGCCGCGGTCCACGCGGCGGCGAGTTCGACGGTCATCTGCGAACTGGTGAGCGGCTTGTAGGCGAAGCCCTGGCTGGCTGTCGTCGGCGAGGCCGTCGTGGTGCCCACCGACGTCCCCTTGAGCGCCGAGTCGATCGCCTCCGTGCCGCCGAAGGTGCCGGAGACGACCAGCAGCGGGATCGACACCGCCCCCACGGACTTCGCGACGTACGCGCAGACCAGACCCACGGCGGAGCTCGTCTGGCCGGTGAGCTTGTCGCCCGGCACCAGGTCGTCGTTGAGGCTGCCGAGGTTCAGGGTGACGAGCGTGATCCGCTCGTACAGCCCCGCCTCGAGGAAGCGCCCGACCTTCGGCGCGGTGCCGACGGAACCACTGCCCTTGGCGTCGAGCCGGGCGGTGATCCGTCCGCTCGACTGGCCAGGCGGCTGCACGCCCTTGCTGAGCGAGCCGCCGGCGGGCTGCCGCTCGAGGAAGTCCTGCGTGAACTCGAAGTCGACCTCGAGGGCATCGATCACGTCGGAGCCCGAGAGTGTGGCGGCCGTGCCAGGCACGGATTCGATGGCGAGGGCGAGCTGCTTGGCTTTGGCGAGTCCCATGGTCTCCTCAGTCGGAATCGAAGGCCTGCTCGAGCACGACCGTGATGTCGATGGCTGTCGCCGAGCGCGGCTGGAAAGAAGGCGGCTCGAGGTAGATGGCACTGGTGTCCAGGCCATCCCGAGCGCGGAAGCGGAAAGCGCCGACCTGCGCCTCGTAGTGCAGACGGACGGCATCAGCGATGGCCGGCGTCGCATCGCGCCAGCGCAGACGGATCAGGGCTCGCTGCGGTCGATCCGAGCGCACGAAGCCGGTCAGCATGATCGGATCGGACGGATCGGATTGGACACCGACGAGCTCTGGCTCGAAGTCCACCGTGGACGCGGTCTCCAAGACCGACTCGGCGACGATCGTCATGCGACCCCTCCGTACTTCGCGGGGTCGTCGACGTCGTGGCGGTAGCGCACGAGCACCTGCAGCGAAGCACCGACGAGCCCGAACTCCTCGAGCGCGAACACGTCGTGGCCGCCCAGCACGAGCTCCGTGCACCCGTCGATGCCGAGCGGTGGGTCGAGCAGGTTCAGGGCCAGCAGCTGCTTCTCCACCGCCTCGATCAGGTTGTCGAGCTCGGTGGCGATGGCGCCCTCGGCCTGTTCCGGGAACAGATCGACGGCGAGTTCCAGTTGGCAGCCGATCCGGTTCGTCGGTGCCTGAGTGCCCTTGGTCTCGCTGAGCTGCGCGACGACCACGGTCGGCAACGTGGTGAAGTCGTTCTCGGGGCGGCGGAGTTCCTGCACCCCACCGGCGAGATCGAGCTCGCCGACGGCGCTCTGCACTGCCTCGCGGATCAGGTCGCGCCGACTAGCCATCCTCGAGCTCCTTCACGAGTCGATCCTGTGCCTGTGCGAACACAGAATCGCGATCGGTCTGCAGCTCGTCCCACGTCGCGTAGAACCGCAACAGCGGCCTTCGGGTGATCGATCGCACGAGCTGATAGGCGGGGAGCAGAGCGCGGGCCAAACCGCGACCCTGCGGACGGTCGCCGACGAGAGTCAGTGCGCCTGAGACGGTCTTCGCCTTCTTGGTTCTGCCGCTGACGACCTGATAGAGCTTCGGCGGACCCTCGCCCAGGCGGAGCGCCACCAGCTGCTTGCCAGGGCTGCTGCGTGCGAATGCCTGCGGTGTTGCCCAGCGAGGGATCGGACGGCCGAGCTTGTCCAGCGTCACGCCGATCGGGATCGCCATCCACGCGCCCCCACGCGCGCGGAAGGTCCCACCCTTCTCGAGGCCTTCGGCCACCGGACTCCCGGAGTAGGCTTCGCCACCGAGCGCCTTCAGAGCGGCGCCGGCATCCGCACCAGCAGGCAGTTCCTTCGCAGCCGGATCCACCCGATAGAAGAACCGCCGCTGTGCCTCCGCGCCGGTCGCTGGCTGCGCGCCGCTGCCAATCGGCCCCACGCGGATTCCACGACTGCGGAAGCGCGCCAGCGTGCGGGCCAGCCACTCTCGACGATGTCTGCCGAAGACGCGGCCCACGGCATCGCGGTAGTGCTTGAACATCAGGGGCCCGATGGCCTGCACCGTCCGACCGACCTGCTGCGCGAGCACCTCGACCGACCCAGCCCCCGCGAGGTCGACACGGGCGTTCTCGGTCATCGGGCCACCCGAATACGGAAGAACCCTGGATTGCTCGACACGAGCGCGAGCACGCGCACGCGGACGGCCGTCTCACCGTCGCGCATCGGCAGCGTGATCTGATCCCCGGGGACGGTGAGAGTCTCCACGCCGACCGTCGGATCGGCGGAGCGGCGCATGAGGACCGTCACCACATGCGCCTGCGCACCGCTGCTGCTGCTGAACTGTCGCTTGGGCTCCGCCCGCTGCACGACGGCCTGGAACGTCAGGTCCTCGCCCGCGGCAGGGTGGTAGATCACCTCCTCGCCGAAGTCGCGGATCAGCGCTCCAAGGTCGCGCGTGAGAAGCGAGCGAACGCCCATGCGATCAGATCAGCGCTCAGCGATCGACGCAGCCGTCGCCCTCGATGGCGAGGACGACCCGGTTGGTGCCCTGCGCGCCGGTCACGAGGACCTGCGCGATGCGGCCGATCGGGAGGTTGCTGGTCGAGGTCGTGGTCACGTCCTCGAGGTTGTCGCTGCTGCCCGACGTGTTCGCATAGACGAGCGAACCCTCGGACCCGGCGGTGACCGTCGCGTTGATGGTGGTCTCGACGAGGCCCTTCTCGAGGACGTCGACTTCGTCCTGCGCCGCCTCTGCCTGGCCGAGAGCAATGCCCTTGAAGCCGCTGGTGCCGGTGGCCTTCTTCACGCCGTCGACCTGCGTGCCGTCGCGCACGAGGATCGCCGAGAGGTAGAAGGCCGCGGTCGCCTTGTAGCGACCGATGATGTCGCTCGACGCATTTCGGCGAACGAGCGAAGGAGGATTGGCTGCGAGTGCGCCCATGGATGTCCTGGAAAACGAGAGTCTGGTGTGGTCCGAAAGCGGCGCTCACGCGCCGCTGCGCGTCACCAGGGCGGCGCCGTAGCGCCGGCCTGGATCACGCGTTCTTGAACTCGATGCGCGAGGTCATCTCCGGCAGTGCGGAGGCGACGTTGCCGTCCCAGTCGATGCCGAAGAGGTGCTCCTTCGTGCGGAAGAAGTGGTCGCTGCCCTCGTCGAGGTGCATGAAGTTCGGCACCGCCCGAGCCTGGAAGATCAGCGCCTTCCAGAAGGTGTCGAGGCGGAACACGTAGACCATGCCGCTCGTCGAGCTCGGCGACGTCAGCCGCGGGTTCACCATCTCGGTGATCGAGAACTTGCGCGCCTCGAGCGCCTTCACCAGGCCGTTGGTGACGAGCGACGCCGCGAAGTCGTTGCGCAGCGCGGCGTTGACGGCCTTGGTGTACTCGACGGGGTACATCACCCCGAACTGCATCGCCCCGCCGTTGAGCGGATCGCCCTCGGTGTCCTTCGCCTGCAGGATGTTGACGATCGAGTCGAACAGTTGGTCCTGCATCTCGGAGGCCGTGACCACGCGGGCATCGGCCGCGGCGGTGACCTTCGTGAGGCGGTTGTCGCGCCGGCCGCCGAACTTGCTCGAGGAGCGATCGGCGTAGAGCGCGGTGCCGTCGTAGGCGGCACTGTTGGCGACGAGCAGCGCGGACAGCAGCTGCTCCGGCAGTTCGGCGGCCTTGCTGCCCTGCTCGCCGAGCTTGGCGGAGACCTGGCCGGTCTTGTCGTAGGTGAAGTCGTCGTCGTGGATCGCGAGCGTCGACTGGTACTTCTTGTTGCGGATGGTGAGCTCGATCGGAGCGAGGCCCTGCGCCGCGCGCTGACCGACCCATTCCTTCATCGACGGCGCCGCCGTGAGGCCGCGCACGATCTCCGACGGCTGATCGCTGGTGATGCGCGTGGCGACCAGGCTCGACCAGGAACCCCCGAGAGCACTCTCGAAGCCCTGGAACTGCCAGCCCCTCGCATTGCGGTATCCCAGCTTGGCTGCGAAACCCATGTGTGAACCCTCTCTTGTCCTGCGTGTGTTGGTGGTGAGTCAGACACGCCGGCGCCGCGGATCAGCGTGCGCCGACGATGCCCTCCTCGGACTTGCGGAAGGCGACGTAGTTCGCCTCGTCGGGGAACTCGGCGCGGAGCTTCGGATCGGCGGCGTACTCCGCCTTGAAGCGCTCGACGCCCATCGGCATCGACTTGGGGTCGGTGGCGGTGGTCTTCGCCGGCATCCCGGTCTCCTTGACGGTCTCCACGCCATCGGCGGGCTTGTTCGAACTCTCCGGCGTGGTCTTCCGGATCTGCTCGATGCGCGCCTCCTTGCGCTCCGCGGCGATGTCGAGGAACGCCTCGGCCGCGCGTTCGCGCGTCCAACCCTCCGCGATCGCCTTCTGCTGCGTCTCCGCATCCACCCCGGCCTTCTGGCCGAGACGCACGATCGCCGCGATGCGCTCGCGCTCGTTCTTCACTGCGGCCTCGCTGGCCGACTGCTCGATCCCGGTGACGAGATCGGGACGCTGCGCACGCAAGGTGGCGGCGTCCAGGTTCTTCAGGTCCATGTTGCCCTCACTGAACTGCTCGGATTGGGGGTGCGGCACCGATGCCGCGACTTGGTTCCCCGGTTGCGCCGCCGTCGGAGCGGCCGCCGCGCGCAGCTCGGCGAGCGTTGACTCGCGCGTGCCGAGCGCATCGACCAGACCCAGCTCGACGGCCTGGCCGCCGATCCACGTCTGGCCCGTGGTGACACGGTCGAGCGCCTCGCTCTGGAGACCTCGGGCCGCGCCGACATCCTGGAAGAAGAGCCCGGCGTAGGACTGCACGGTCTCGCGCAGACTCGCCTTGTGCTCCTCGGTGACCACCGTGCCCGGTGTCCCCGCACCCTTCCGCGGCCCGGAGGCGATCAGCGTCGAGTCGACGCCGGCCGTGGCGTACCGGCGATGGAAGTCGTCGACGACGGCGTAGACGCCGATCGAACCGACGGCTGCGGCACGGGTCGAGACGATTCGCTTCGCCCCCGAGGCGATCCAATACGCCGCGCTCGCCATCATCCCGTCGGCGACCGCGTGCACCGGCTTCGACGACTCACGGATCCGCTGCGCGAACTCCGGCACGCCGGCGACCGAACCGCCGGGGCTGTCGACATCGAGCAGGATCGAGTGGACCGTCGGGTCCTCCAGCGCGGCGGTCAGCTGCGCATCGAGCTGCTCGATCGACGTCCCCTTGGGCTGCGAGCTGCCGTTGACCATGTTCGCACGGCGCGCGATGACTCCCTGCACCGGCAGCACCGCGACCCCGTCGCTGGTCTCCGCCGGCCGCGGTTCTCGACGCGGGGTGCCGCCTGCGGCGCGCACAGCCTCGTCGGCCTGCTCCGCGGTGAGGCGCGTGCCGCCCTCGTGCCGCGCCACCAGGTCGCGCAGCTGCCGCAACGTCGGCTCGTGCAGAGCCCACGCCTGGCAGGTCATCAGCTCGATCACATGGCCAAGGCTCATGGCTCAGCTCGTCCCCTCGGAGCCGGCGAGCGGGTCCTCCGGCTTGCCCTGCTCGGCGCCCTTGCCGGGCTTCGCCTTGCCCTGCTCGGCGCCCTTGCCGGGCTTCGCCTTGCCCTGCTCACGGAGGGCGAGGCGCTGGCGCGCTCCCGCAGGGAGTCCACCCCAGCGACCCTTGGGTCCGCACCAGGCCGCCTGCATGCGGTCGAGCTCTTCGAAGAACACGCTGGTGAGCTCGGCGCAGACGGACTCGGCCGCCTCTGCGTTCGGCTGCGTGGAGAGAGCTTCCCGCGCCACGCCTCGGAGTGATTCACGCAACTGCTTCACGTCGGTCATCGGCTGTCTCCTGCGCGGTCGACGGGTCGACCGGGGTGTCCTGGTTGTCCTGTTGCGGCGGCGGCATCAGCGGCTTTGCCTGCGGTGCTTCGACGCCGGCCTCGCTGCGGAGCTGCGCGAGCAAGGCCTCCTCCTCGACCAGCTGCGGCGCGATCTCGGTCTCCCAATCCAGACCGTCGTTCGCGGCCGCGATCTGCGAGCGCGTGGTGAGCGCGTTCTCGAGGCGCACCTGCTCCGCCTGTACTTCCTTCAGCGGATCGATCCAGCCCTTGCCAGACGCGATCCAGATCGTGTTGGTCCACAGCGACCGGCGCTCGGCGAAGTCCTCGGCCTCCCACAGACCCTTCAGCCAGGCCTCCTCGAGGAGCATCTCCCACAGAGGCTGCAGGAAGGTGTTCACCGCCCAGCGCTGGCGCTTCTGGAAGGAGCGCCAGGCCAGAAGGAAGGCAGCACGCGCGTTGCTGTAGTTCAGGCCGCGCATGTCCCGCGCGGCGATCTCGTAGGGGATGTCGAGCGGCGCGCAGATCATCTGCCGCGTCGCACGCACGAAGCCGTCCCAAGCCGCGTTGGGCGAACTCGGCGAGCCGAAGGAGATGTCCTCGTTCTGCTGCAGGTAGTGGATGCCGCCAGGAACGATCTCGATCTCGCGCTGCTGTCCACTGGACGTGCCGCTCGCGGTGGCCGCGAGCGCGGCTCCGTACGGGTCATTGCGCTTCACGAAGGCCGCGAAGCAAGCCGCGACCTGGCTCCGCACGACCTCGGCCTCGATGTAGTCGTCGAGGTCCTTGAACGCATCGAGAACCGGCGCGAGCAGCGGCCGGCCGCGGGACTGGCCGGGCCGATCCACGGCGTAGACGTGCAGCACGTTCGGTCGCCCGGTCGGTCCGATCCTCGGGATCCGATCGAAGGTCCGTGCTCCGAGCGAATCGCCCGGATGCTCACGGCTGATCCAGTAGTGCGTCGGCTCGCCTCGTTCGCCGAGTTCGATGCCGTTGCGCACCGCCGTCGCGATCTTGCCCAGCGGAGTGTCGCAGCGATCGCCCTCGATCACTTCGACGCGCAGCTCGAAGCGCGAGGGCTGCGTCGCGCTCTGCACCATCAGCGGCCGCACGAACGTGTCGCCGGACATCAGGCACGAGCCGATGATCAGCGACTGCAGCTCGTCCATCGTGACGCGCTCGCAGGCGTCGGCAGTGCGGCACCACTCGCGCCAGAGCTGGCTGGCCTGGCGCTGCAACTCGCGAGCTCGCTCCCGTGGAATCCCCAGTGCCTGTGCATCGAGGCGGAGCAGCGGCCGCATCCCGCAGCCGGCGATCCCCTCGACCATGGCATTGAGCGCGCCGTGCGCCAGGCCATCGTTGCGCCATCGATCGCGGCTGCGGCTGCGCAGCTTGTCGATGTCGTCCCGGTCGAGGTCCCCGTCGGCGGATCCGCCGGTGATGCTGCGGTCGGCCCACCGACGGGAGTTCGAAGCCCCGTCCCATGCGGCGCTCGCACGCAGTGCCTGGCGCTCCTGCGCGCGCTGGAACGCGCGACGTGCACCGGCCCCGGGACTGAACATCCCGACCAGGCGATCGATGCCGGCGGAGAGCTCGCGGACCAGGTCCATCAGTAGCGCCCCCTGCGCGCGACGAGCACGAGTCCACCTCGAGCGGAATCCGCCTCGACACGCAGCGTCGCGCGCAGCCGCATCAGGTCAGAGAGATTCGCGCGACTGACGGCGAACCCGTCGACGGAGTAGCTCTGCAGCCCACCATCGGCGAGGAACGCCGCGATCGCACCCTCGGTGAAGGCGAGCATCTCCGCTGGCGAAGTCGCCGCGGCCTTCTCAGCGAGCGAGGGCGAGCTCGTGGCGCCCGCGCCACCAGCACCAGGGGACGCCACCTCGGAGATCGTCTCGCCGGTTGGATCGAACTCCGGCGACCCGTCCTCCGCGGTGCCGGCCTGCATCTCCGGGTTGAGCTGCGCGCCGTTGTCGAGCTCCTGGCCGTCATCGGCGTGCGTGGTCTGCGCGAACGCATCGGCCAGGCGGTATCCCGCCTCGATCGCAGCGCGGTAGGTGCGGTGCACGTTGTCGCTGCCGATCGGCAGGCCCTGCATGCTCGCGACACCGACGTTGCTGTTGCGCGTCTTCGCCCCATCCTGCGCGGCCTGCACGGTCGCCACGCGCGACGCCCAGACCTCGCTCATGCGGTCGTGGCTCTGCACGCGACCGATCACGAAGGGGACCTCGGCGCGCGAGCTCGACGAGGTCGAGAACAGGTCCCGGCAGTAGGCGATGAACGCGTCCAGGTTCTGCGCGTACTGCTCGTGCCAGGTCTCGAACAGGTCGCCCTCACCCTGGTCGAAGGCAATGCCACGCGTGTCCGGCACGAGACCGCGCGCATGGAACCACGCGAGGATCTTGGAGAAGTCCGCGCGCAGAGCCGCGGACAGGTCCTCGGTCGCCGGGTCGAAGGTCGGCAGCCCCGGCACCGGACCGAGCGCAGCGCCACCGAGTGCGAGCTTGTAGACGAAGACACCCTCGGGGTGGCGCTTGCGCAGCGACAGCACGAAGGACTGCTCCGGGCCGGCCTGCCCGATGCCCGGCCCGAGCGTGATGCCACCCGTGGGCGTGCCGGCGGCGCCACCGCCGTGTGCCGACAGCACGGTGGCGGAGTAGCGGTTCGCGTTCTTCTGCGCGGCCAGCTCCTGGAACGTCTCCTCGAGCGGATCCCACATCCACATCAGCCGAGGACGGTGGATCGGAGGACCGTCGTACGCACCACCGGAGAAGTCGATGCCGGCGCCGTCGTAGAACTTCCCGTCGAAGTCGGGATCCGCATCGAGCGTGAAGGCGGCGTTCTGCACACCGACGGTCTGGCTCTGGCCAAGCAGCACGTAGAACGGCACGCCGCGGCGGGTCGTCGGCGTCGTCGTGCCGGCGCGGAGACGCTGCAACGCGTCCCACATGCGGTAGCCGAGATCGATCTCGGAGTCCGCGGTGAGGTTGATCCCGCCGATCTGGTGCGGGAGGTCCTCGGTGTCGACGAGCGTGCAGAGTTCGAGGCGCGCGACCGCCGCGTTCGTCTGCGAGCGGATGGAGAGCACGTGCGTGAGCAGGTGCCCGGCCTCGTTCTTCGTGGTCGGCGAGCTCGCGCTGAGCTCCGGCGACGGCCCGAACTGCACCATCACGAAGGGGATCTCGTTCGCCGTCACCGCCGCCGAGCTCGCCGCGGCGGCCTGCTCACGGATCGCGGTGATCGTCTCCTCGAGCGCGTCTCCGTAGCTGGTGAGCAGGATCGTCTGCTCGATGCTGCCGACGGTGGCGTTGACGTCGTTGTAGCCGAGGGAGAGCGAGAGCATCTCCGGCGACAGAGTGTCGGAGTGGAACGCCGCACGCGCGGCGGCATCGAGACTCGTCAGGATGCTGGTCGCCTCACCGATCGGCATCTGACCGGCGGCGGCGGAAACGAACGCAGCGCCCCACAGCGCGTAGCCGCTCACCCACCCATCTGAGTTCCACCCGGTGATGGTGACGGGCGCGTTCTCGTCCCACTCGATCTCGTTCGCGAGGTAGACCTCGCAGCTCGAGGTCTCATTGACCACGGTCTCCGAAACCGTGATCACCGTGGAGGTCGCGGAGACGACCGTGAAGGTCTGGTTGTTCGACGCGCTGCCCTGGACGACGACCTTCTGGCCGGCTGTCGGTGTGGCGTCCCACGTGCCAGAGCCGACGGTGAGTGTCTTGCCGGCGGCGGCGAAGGTCACCGATCGCGATAGGAGCTCGACGCGGCAGCTGGCGATCGTCTCGTCGCGGAAGAGTCGGTAGGTCGAGTCGAGCGTGAGCACGCTCGAGGTCGCTGAGGCCAGGCGGTGGAGCCCGTCGCTGTGGAGCGACCCGGTGACACGCACGACGTCGCCGGCGGTCGGCGTCGCAGACCAGGTCCCGCTTGACCGCGTGATGGTCTTCGCCGTGGCAGCCGCCGCGGCCGCTGCGGCCACCGCGATGTCCGTGCGCAGCAGCGGACGCCACGACACCGTGCGTTCGACGTAGACCTTGCGCCCGTTGGGGTTCGTGCCGGTCCCGGTGATGTCCGACACGTAGACCTGCTGGACTCCAGGCCGCAGCGACGCCGCGCCGAGGGCCACGTCGGTGAGGGCCGCGGTCAGCGCGACGCGCACGAGGTTGTCGCGCGGGTTGCTGAGCGCCGTGATCCGGTGCGATGGCGCGAACACGATCCCGCCGGGGAGGCGGCCGCCCTGTCCGGTCCAGGTCGCAGCGAGCGTGATCTGGATCTTGTTGGTGGCGCTGGCCACCGCGCTGAACTTGCCGCGGAGATTCGGATCGGCCGGCCCGGTCGCGCTGCGACCCAGGCCGAAGATCCAGACGTCGCGCGTCGCCGAGATCGTGATGCCGTGCGCCCGCGAGAGCGTGAGCTCGACGGTCGCGCCAGAAACGGTCTGGATCGCCGTGATCTGCCCGAGGATGTCGACGTCCTTTGGGATGAGGCGTCCGCCGCCGTTCATCGTCTTGAACGAGAACGACGCATCGAGACTCTCGGGCGGGCTTCCGCCGACGACGTTGCCGGGATCCCCGTGCGCCTTCAGCAGGAAGCTGTGGTCGCTGCCGAAGAGCTCGGACGGCCACAGGCCGCCGGCCCTGCCCTCGGTGAAGGAGTTCCAGTTCGTGCCGACGTGGAAGCCGTCGTACCAATCGAGCGAGGGGTTCGGGTACTGCGGCGACGTCCCCAGCGTCGGCCGGATGGGGCCGTGGTGGTTCCAGATCCACGCGAAGATGCCGAGGCCAGAGTTCGCCTGCGGGTGGACGACTCGCCAGTTGAGGTCGAGGTCGCCGCGCGCGTGGATGTAGTCGCCGGTGCCGACGACGACGGGGTTGTAGGCCGAGTCGCCGACGCCGGTCGGTCCCCCGCCTCCCGGGATGAGTTCGCCCATCCAGCCGAAGATGCGACGGCGCACCATGGGCTACTCCCCGACCCCCAGGGGAAGCACCGGAATCGATGCCGGCTCGGTCATCCCTCGCGCGGTCAGGTCGGAGGCGTCGAGCACGGTGCCGTCCGCCTCGAGATCCTCGACGTCGCGGAGCTCGATCTCGCCGGCGTGGTGATCGAGCACGATGCACTCGCCGCCGATCGCGTAGGCGATCGGGAGGCACGGCAAGGTGGTCGCGGTCACGGGCCGGAGGCTGCCAGTTCCGCAGCCCAAGGCCCCGAGGATTCCATCTAGTGGAAAGTCCGGTGCGCCTATGCGCTACGTGGACGGATGCGTGAGGACCTCACGAGAGACGAACTTCGTGGAGCACCTGCGGCACTGGTGGTAGCGATCAATCCACTCGCTCTGCGTGCGGGTGCCGTAGTCACGGACCTCGGCCACCTCACCGCAACCAGGACAGCGCGCCGGCACGAAGGGCACGACGCGCACCTGCGTGATCGGTGAGCTCTGGGGAAGCGCCGGCCCTGCGGCCGGGGCCGGGCGATCCTGCGTGCGCCGGACCCAGCCTGTTCGCTTCATCGGCGCCGCATCCAGCCCTCACGGGCCCGTTCGATCGACCGGGAGCGCACGAACCCACCTCGCGCGCCAGCAGGAGCCGGCGGAGCCGGAGGGTTCGGCTGGTTCGGCCGCGGCGGTGCATCCCCACCTTCGTCGCGGAGCGTGTAGACCAGCAGCATGTCGGCGGCGGCCGCAGCGTAGACCGCGGTGTCCCACCAGTGGTTCGGCGCACCTGGCCGAGCCGTCCAGGCCCAGCTGGTCGCCGACCGCCGACGACGCCCTTTCTTCTGACTGGTGATCAGCACCTTGTGCTCCGCAGTGAGGTGCTCGAGGTAGCCGTCATCGACGGCTGCGTGAGGCCGCCAGGAACCAGGTGTGCCGGGAACCGCAGTCAGGAAGCGCTGCAGCTTGTCCTTGAAGTAGCCGACGTCGGTGAGCCAGAGCTGCAGTCCGCAGGGCTTCCCGCGGATGTCGCGCTGCCAGCGCACCGCCGTCAGAGGCACTGGCCGCTGGTCATAGCCCTTGATCGCGCGCACCCTCTCTGCTCCGGAGCGCTGGATCTGCTCGAGCACGAACGATGCGACCTCGTCGGTCCGGTGCCCCTGCGAGTCGATCGCCGTCATCCTGACGTCGAGCTCGCGCTGTTCGCCGCACACCGGGAAGCGCCGATCGAGGACATCGGCCACGACCTGCTCCCACGAGAACGCGACCCCGTAGTCGACGGTCCAGTTGCGTTCGGCCGTCGACCAGGCGTGCACGGACCAATAGAGGCGGTCGTCCTGCACGTCGACGCCGGCGGTCAGCACCACGGCGGAGGTCGGCACCGATCCCCGCGGGAGATCCGCATCCTGCCTTGAGGAGAGCACGTCGACCGAGGTCGTGGCGGAGCGCTGCTCCCACGGCAGCCCTTCCCATGAGTTGCGGAAGTTCAGCAGCTTCGCCGGGTCGTCCTTGCTCTCTAGGAACTCGGCAACCACATCGCTCCAGGTCAGCCGCGGCGAGTACAGCGCATTGACGTGGAATCCGCGGTGTGAACCGTGCAGCGCGACGGGACCTCGCACCGTTCCGTCGGCATCCACGCGATCGCCGTCGGGACACCAGACGCCTCCGAGCATCATGCGCTGCCGCATCGCGGTGTCGTCGGGGATCTCGCGCCTGCACGCCTGGCACCGGTATGCGGCGAGTCGCAACGCGCGGATGCGTGCCGGATCGCGCTCGTGGGAGGGCCACACCACGGATTCACGTGAGAAGCGCAATGGCTGGAAGACCCCGCAATACGGGCACGGCAAATGGAAAGCCCGCCGATCGCTCGTCGACCACGCACGGCATATGTGATCGTTGGGGACCTTCGGCGTGCTGCTGCGCACGAGCTTGCTGTCGAACCACCAGCGGAGGCGCTCCTTGCCGAGGGAGATCGGATCAGCCTCCTCACCGGTGAAGTCAGCGTACTTCGCGCACTCGTCGAAGATGATCGCCCCGAGCGAGCGCATCGCGAGCCTGGTCGGCGACCCCGCCCACCCGAGGTAGAGCGGCATGCTGTCGAACTGGATCTCGGTGTTCTTCCAGTCGGCCGCGTTTTCGGTCTTGTGGGCGGCGAGCTTCGGCGAATAGTCGACCGCGGCCCGGAGGCGGCGGTTGCCGAAGGAGACCACGTCCTCCTCGGTCGGCAACACGAACATCGTCGGCCGCGGGGAGACGTCGACGAGCCATCCGAGCATGTTGATCTCTGACTCGGTCTTGCCCCATTGCGTGCCGCCCATCAGCGTGAGCTCGCGACAGTGCGGGTCGCTGAACGCGTCCATGATGCCGACGAGGTACGGCGTCGTCTCGTTGCGCCACCGACCAGGCGTCGAGCAGTTCAGGGGGTCGAGCTCGCGGTGCCGCGCAGCCCACTGCGACACGGTGAGCGCATTGCGCTCGACCTTGAAGCACGGAGCCTCCTCAGGCCACAGAGCGAGTGCTGGCGCGCTCAATCGCGGTACTCCGCGGGCACGTGGGAATAGGCCTCCTCGAGCACCCGCAGCAGCGCGTCCTCGAGGAGCTGCTGCACACGGATCGGCTCGGCTTCGGCCGCGAGTGGTTGAGCGAGGTTCCTGGCGAGCGCCACCAGGTGGCGACGGAAGAACGTGCCGCGGTCGCGCAGGAGCCGTGCGACGTCGCCGCGCGGGATGAGCTGCGCCTGGCGCGCCTCGAGTTCGATCTCGCGCTCGCGGATCTTGAGGCGCAGCTCGTCGACGCGCGCCTCGCGCAGCTCATCGCGGCGACGCTTCGGGGGAGGCAGCTCGCCCACGTCCCGCACCTCGATCCCCTGCGCTGCAGAGCCGCTGCGTTCGCGGTTGCGCGAAGTTGACTCGGAGCGCCAGGCCGCGACCCGCGCGACGTGGTAGCGACCGGTGCGCTCGATCGGCATCGCCCCCGATCCGTGCCATCGCCGCACGGTGCGCTCGTGCACGCCGAGGCGACGCGCGAGCTCGGCGAGGGTTGCGACGGTCGCTGGCTCCCGCATGCGTTCACGGGCCGAACTCGGCCGGACATGGCGGCACCGGGCAGTTACTCAATCGGTCCGCAAATCGCCGGAACTGCCGAGCTGTCGCAAAC